GCCGTCGCCCTTGACCGCCCAGAGGATGGCGTCGGGCTGCTGCTGGAAAGCCAGTTCGACGATTTCGCCGCTGGTGATGTGTTCGGANANNACGGTCAGATCGGGAGCNACCCAGCCGTCGCGCTCAAAGTTGTAGGTCAGTTCGCGCACCTTGCGCCCGCGACGCTGGATAAAAAGCAGGACGTCGTTGAGCAGGATGGCCCGCATCGTCTTGCTCCCGAAACTGCTCTGGCGCTGGGCCTGCACGTTGTTGGCGCTGAAGGGCTGGTCGGTGCTGGCCCCGCCAATTGTCCACTCGTCGCCGCTGGTGCCCAGCATGAGGCGCTTTTGGCTGAACATCCACGCGATGCGGTTGCCCTCGGAGGAGGCCACAGAGAAGGACAGCGCGTCATCCTCCTTGGTCCCCAGTTGAAAATTCTCAAAGTCGTCCACCTTGCTGCACCAGACGGTGTTGGGCTGGTGGGCGGTGCCGCCGAAGCACAGGCGCTGCTCGTGGACAGCCACGGCCCGCGGGTAGCCGCGCACCGCGCTGAACGCGGCCTCGGTCCACTGGGTCGTCGCGGTGATGGTGCTGCCCAGCCAGCGGTCCACGGTCGCGCCCGCGGAGGTGCCGCTGGCCACGCTGTTGATCGTCACGGTGCCGCCGGAGTTGAAGTCGGTCGATTCCAAGAACACGCGTGCGGAAGTGTGGCTTGTCCACGTTGGAATCTGAATTTTCAACCCCACCCGCTCGTCCTCGGTGCCGGTCGCAACAAAGTTGCGGGCCGTCGAGGCGCTGGTGAACTCCCGCACCACCTCCATCTGGCTGATGTTCTGCACCGGAGCATTGCTTGCGCTGGCCGCGCCGCTGTTGGCCACGGTGAAGGTGTAGGTGTTCGCTCCGGTGACGGTGATGGTGTAGGTTCCGGCGAAGGGCGCGGCCACGGTGCTGGGGATCAACACGCTGTCTCCCGTGGTGTAACCGTGCGCCGCCTTGGTCGCGGTGGCCGTGGTGGTGGAGCGCGACAGGCTGGTCAGATCCACGCCTCCGGAGGAGTTCATCTTTTCGGTCGGGATGCGAAGAAGGCGGATGGAGCCGATCCACGTTCCTACCGTGGTAATCGTCCAAGTGCCTTGGATGTCGAGCGTGCTTTGGGAAATCTTGGTCCCGTTGATCTCCTCGTTAATCGAACCGCTGGTCCGCGGCCACTGGATGGCCCATTGGCTACCCACATGGCCCGCCACGAACGTCGAGGCGCTGGCGGTCAGCGTGGCGCTGCCGGTGGCGGCGCTGGAAGCAATGGTGACCGGCGTGATGTTCTGGTCGAGGAGCGGCGGGTATTTCCATTTGACCGTTTCCAGCGTCCAGTTGTCGTCGGCCACGCGGGTCAGCTTGCGCGGGGCGTGGTTGGCGTGCGCCAAATACATGACGTCGTTGATCTGAACGTATTGCAGTTCGCGCAACTCGGCTTCCAAATACGGGCTGGCGATTTCCAAAGGCGAGCCGCCGGAGAGGACCGGCGAGTTGTTGCCCCAGACGCGGATATACTGGTCACCGAATTCCAAGACAAAGCGGGTGGTCACACTGTAGTTGAACCCGATCAAGCGGCACTGCTTGTTGGCCAGCTTGGCCTCGCCCAGATACTCGGTGCCCGCCCGCCGGTAGATGCCGCCGTAGGTCAGCACCACCATGTTTTCCAGCGTGCGGCACCCGCTCTGGTATTTCTCGACGTCAGCGCGGGCGTCCATGTAGGGACTCAACTCTCCGGCGTTGAGGGCGCTGACCAGTAGATTGGCCATGATTAGGCGTTGTAGGGGTAGCGGGTGAAGCGGGCCTTGACCAAGTCGCTCGTCACCCACGCGGGCTTGAGTCGGCGCTGCTCCTCAAAAACGTCGGCCATACGGGCTTTGGGTCCGGTGATGGCCTCGTATTCGTTGATCAGCGCGGTGGGCAGTTCGCGGCTTCCGGTCAAGGGACCGGCCAAGCGCGAGGCGAGCATGGTGGCCAAGGCGTGGACAAAAAGCGGAGGGTAGAACGAGCCGTCGGTCACGCGGGCGATGTAGCGGATCTGGGCCTCCTCGGCGTCGGTCAGAAGCTGGTCGCTTTCGATGGCGAACATCCCCTGCTCCTCGCTCGGCTCGTAGCCGTTGAGTTGCACCACGCGCAGGCAATCGACCGGCAACTGGTAGGCAAACTCCCACTCAAAATCGGGTCCGGTGGCCAAGCGGTTGAGCGTGTCGCGCCGCATGGCGAAGTTCCAGCGGTGCGAGGAAAGCACCTCGTCGCGGGTCTGGTTGTAGAAGCGGTTGGCAAACTGGGCCTGCTTGGAATCGTCGGTCAGTGCCATGATTGGACTGATGCCCAGCTTGGCGAGCGCGAGATTGGCAATAGAGGTTTCGTCAGCCATGAAAGTGTAAAAGGTGGCAGGCGTTTATTCGCGGCCTGCCAGCGCGTTTGATCAGTGGTGGCTTACAGTTTGTAAGCGATGAGGAAGCTGATCTTCTTCCCTGCGGTAACCGCGTTGGTGCGGCTGATCGCGGCAACGACGCGCTGCGTGGCTTCGGTCACGATGTGACGGGGAAGCACGCTGGCGGTGACGTTGGGCGTGACCGCGGCAGAGCCTGCGGTGGAGCTATTGAGCGAGATGGAGGTCGCGCTGTAGCGGTCGTCGTCAATCGCGTCCCCGATTTTCGGGAGCGCCACGACGGAACCGCCAAGGCTGGCCTCGTTGCTCACGCGCCAGAGTTCCGGCAACGGCGTTGCGCCCACGGGCAGGACAGCCACTTCGATGGTGTCTCCGCTCGCGGCTTCGGTGCCGGTGCAGGTGTAGGTCGCTTCCGCGTAGCGGACGTCCCCATGAGTGAGGTCGCCGTTGGTGCGGTTGCGGACGTTGAGGGTCAGATCGCTCGGAGCGATGTCGGCGTAGAATGTAGCCATGTTAGTTGTTCTCCTTGGTTAGTGTTAGAGCACTTCGTCACAGGGCACTTCGACGACCTTGGCTTCCTGCATGCGCGTTGCGCCCAAAGAGGCGACAGTGCGGATTTGCAGGGAGTGCGACTTGTCGGCACGGATATCGACATGCACTTTGCGGCCCGCGTCAGCCAGCTTGAGGCCGGATTTGACGTAGGCGAAGCAGGTGCGGACGCCGGTTCCCGAAGCGTAGGGCAACAGGTTGGAAGCGACACGGCGGAAACGGAATCCCATGAACGTGTCGATCTCGCCGTTGACCAAGGCGCGGACGGTGTTGAAGTCGCCGCTGGTCACCTCGGTCGTGCGGAGCAAATCTTGGATCTGCTTGGCGCTAACGACCATGATGCGCGGGTCACTGTCATCAACTTCAGCGTTGGTGAGCAGGAACGCCGCTTGACGCAGCTTGGCGATGGTGAGGCCGCTGTTGGCCGTCGAGCCGGTTTCGACGTAGTCCACGGCGATCTTCTGCGCGTTGGGCAGAACGGTCGGGGTGACTCCGGTTTCTCCGGTGTAGGCGGTGCCCAAAGCGGCATCGATGATCACCTTGTCGGCGGTGCGGGCGTAGGCGTTGGCGTGGTTAGCCACCGTCTCGGACTGGGGAAGGGAAACCTCGCCCAGATACTCGCTGTCCCACTCGTCGAAAAGCGTGGCGTGTTCGTAAGGGAACGGACGCAGCCAGCGTTTGGCCAAGGAAACATCACTAATGTTGGTGTCGGCTGCGCGGCTCGTGATTTTGGTCATTTCGACCGCGCCCATTTGATTGAAGGATTTCTCCTTACCGCGAACAGTGTCCACGCTGACGAACTCGCGCAGTTTGGAGATTTTCTGCTGAAGCAGATGCTCCCAATTGGACGAGAATTCAGTGGTGAAGTATTGCGGGATTTGATTAACGGCAGATGCCATAATTAACTCCTTTAGTTTTGACTAAACCCGCGTCATGCGAGCCAGTCGGGTTGATTGGTTGTGGTGTCCTCGGCGCTACCGATATTCCTCCACCGGAGGGTCGTCGGCCTTGGGCTGTGCGCGTTGGACAGGCTCCACAAGGAGTATACTGCCTAACTTGCCGCGAGATTTGCGCGGGCAAGGCTATGGGTCAAATGATTATTTTTGACTAAACCTTTGCGCCGGTTACAAGATGGCCGCTTGAGCGCGTGGCGGAATTAGACGCAGGCCGACAAGGCTGTAGTATTGTAGGTGGGAACCCTACCGCGCTCGCCATTACCTGTCTAAAAATGGCGGATTCTTAAACATGTC